TATATTCACTCGCAATGCGGGGCAATGTCCCTGCCCTGATTTTCTTGTCCAAGCAGCTCCTGGGATTCAGCGACAGGGTCACACACGAGCAGACGGTTGAGGTGATCGAGGAAGTGGTGCTCGCTGGTGAAGAAGCTAATCGTCAGATTACTGCCGTACCAGTATCGGTTTTTGAAAAGCAATGCACCGGTGATAGCGTTCATCGGGGGCCGGGGGGCTGGCAAGACGTGGATCGGAGCCTACCGGACGGTCAGGCGGGCAGCCCAGACGCCGGGAGTGTACCTGGCTTGTGCTCCGACGTACAGGATGTTACACGACGTAGTTGAGCCGTGTTTACGGATGCTGGCAAGGCAGTGCGGTTATCTTGTCGGCGAGAACAAAACGATGCACGAGTTTTACCTGGCCAACGGTTCCGTCATCCGCTGCCGTTCAACGGACGACCCCGACCGGTTGCGCGGGCACAGTTGTCGAGCTGTGTGGCTGGACGAAGCAGCGGAGATGCCGGAGTACGCATACAGGATGGCCCAGTTGACGCTTCGTCAAGGGGCAACCGGGCATTGGCTCGCGACGACGTTTACGCCTAAAGGCACCGGGCACTGGACATACGACGTATTCGTCCGCAAGCGTGATCAGCAGACGGAGGTCATAAAAGCAACAACGCACGAGAACGTGTTTTTGCCTCCTGGTTTCCTGGCCAGGTTGGAAAGTTTGCCTGGGGCGCTCAGGGCGCAGGAGGTCAACGCTGAGTTCGTCAACACCGAGGGAGCTGACTGGCCACCGGAACTATTCGGCGAGTGGATACTTGTTCCGCCTGAGCGGTGGCCGCAGCGGGACAGGTTCACGCTGCGGGCGATTGCAGTGGATCCAAGTCTCGGCAAGCAGGACAAGCCTGGCGACTACTCCGCAATAGTTCTTGTAGGCCTTGCGGACGGGCTGCTCTGGGTTGAAGCGGACATCGAACGTCGCCCGCCCTGGCGAATCGCAGCCGATACGATTGCCCACTGCCAGCGGTTCGCGCCCCACCTAGTCGGTATCGAAGCGAACCAGTTCCAGCAGTTGCTTGTGCACGAGTTCGAGCGTCAAGCCCAAGGCAGATTCGGCGTGACTTGGCCCGTGTTTCGGATCGTCAACAAAGTCCCGAAAATCGTGCGTATCAGAAGGCTCGGCCCGTACATCGCGGCCAGGGAACTACGTGTACTCGCCAACGCGGGCGGGCAGCTCCTGGTAGCACAGCTCATGGCGTTCCCGCAAGGGGAACACGATGACGGGCCGGATGCGCTGGAAATGGCGGTGCGTATGATGCTGGAAACGGCCGGTATTGGCCAGGAAGAACGTGTGACCGGCTCCCTAACCGAGGGCGGCATACCATGAGCGCAACTCTCGACCGCGAAGTTCTGGAGGCACTGGAGTGGTTCGACCGAGATGACCCAGCCTGGCGGGATTTCCTCGACCTGTCTGTCCGTTGGCCCCCGTACCAGAGCCAGGCTGAGTTGGATGCAATCAGAAAGGAATCGCGGTGGCTGGCATCTTCCCATCCGTTTGCTATCGCAGCGCTAGAGGTGCGTGCGTCGTATGTCGTTGGCAGTGGGCACCAGTACAAGGTGCGTGCGAAACCACTGGCACAAGTTGACCAATCTACTCTCGACAAAGTTCGCCAGGAGATTGACGAGTTCGTGGAACGCAACAAGTGGTTCCTATTGCAACGTGAGAACCAGTTCCGGCTGGATCGGGATGGCGAGGTGTTCCTGCGGTTCTTCGACGAAGACGGCTACCTGGTGGTACGCTACATCGAGCCAGAGGACGTGCAAACGCCTTTAAATCTTGCGGTCAGTCCAAACGTTCGATTCGGCATCGAGGTAGCCGAAATGGATGTGGAAACGCCGGTGGCGTACCACGTCCGCTATCGCTGGGGCACGCAGGAACGCTGGGAGCGTGTAGATGCGAGCGAAGTCCAGCATCGGAAAGCCAACTGCGACCGGTCCTGGCCGCGGGGAGTACCGCTGCTCTACAGCGTCCGCGACAACTTGCGTCGCGTTTGGAAGCTGCTCAGGAACATGACGACGGTGGCGAGCATTCAGGCAGCGATAGCGATCGTTCGCAAGCACACAGGCATCCAAGGCGGTTCGGTGCAGCAGTACCTTTCTGCTTTGGCGCAGCAGCAACAGCTGCGCAGGGAACCTAGCGGCGACAGCTATCAGCGGTTTCCGCCTGGTGCCATCGTGGACGTGCCACCTGGCATTGAGTACCAGTTGGTCGGGTCGGGAATTGACCCAAGCAAGTACGTGCCTGCGATCCAGGCGGAACTTCGAGCTGTCGCGGCCAGGTTGGCGATGCCCGAATACATGTTGTCCGGAGACGCGAGCAACGCGAACTACGCGAGCACGATGGTCGCAGAAGGCCCGGCGGTCAAAATGTTTGAGCGGCTGCAATCGGAGATGATCTGGTACGACAGCATCGTGTTGATGCGGGCACTTGAGCTGGCCGAGGAAAATGGCCGACTGCCGCAAGGAACGTCGCAGTCGGTCATCATTGACGCAGAGGCCCCGACAGTCATGGTGCGTGACCGGTTGCGCGAGGCACAGGCGGACCAGATTTTGCTCAGCATGGGCGTTGTGAGCGAGCGGACGATAGCGGCTCGTTATGGCTACGACCTCGACCAGGAGCGTGCTCAACAATAGCTGGCTGGTCGCACAAAAGCAGCTCGCACTCGCTCGCAAACGATTTGCAGACCGGGTGCGGGCTGTGTTCGACGCATTGCCAGCCGTTCTGGCGAAGAGGGTTGCCCGGCTTGGTTTCAAGGCTCTGTCTCAGTTTCAGGCGGTTTTCGACGATGCACTTCGTAACGCGACCGAACTGATGCTCGCCCACATCGGCGATCTGCTTGCCGATGCACGCGAGTCGTTCAGGAAAGCCGTTGCTGCCGGAAATGCCGAGGAAGCGTTGCAGATACTTGCTGCGATTCTGAAAAGGCAGCAGCTCAGCGAGTCGGTCGAGCTCACGGAACAGTGGGAGGTCAGCGACTTGCTCGCCAGGTTTCGGCGTGGACGCTGGGACGGCACGATAGACCCAACCGATGCCGCCCGGATGGTGGCAGCACTGGCGTTTCCACCGCCATCACGGCAGGAGGTTGAGGATGCACTTCGGCGCCCGCTCCCAGGCGGGCTGGACTGGGACACGAGGCTACGGAGCTGGGCACAACCGCTACGAGGGCAGATTCTGTCGCAACTCATAGACGGCCTGGCGAACGGTGAGAACGTTAGCGACTTAGAGCAGCGTCTTCGCCCGATTACGGGCGGGCTGGCCTACAAAGCCTGGCGCATCGCCAACACCGAAGCCGGTAAGGTGATGATGCGTGACTACCTTAGCCGCATTGAGGGCGCCGGCGACTTGCTGGCAGGACAGCAGATAGTCGCGGTAATGGACGAACGCACCAGGCCAGCCCACGCTGCCAGGCATGGCACAATCTACTGGCGACAGCCGAACGGCGAATACAGGTCAGAACGCGGCGATCTGATGCCGGACCTGCCAGACGCCCCGAACTGTCGCTGCATCTTTATTCCGGTCATGCAACCGCCCCCAGCCGCGGGTGCAGACCTGGTACGCACAGCTGATAACAAACTCATCGCTGACCACCTTTCGTATGCAGACTGGTGGGAACAAGCGTCGGAAGCGGAACGGAAAAAAGCGGTTGGTGCTAAACGTTACGAGACAATGCAGCAGATTCTGGGGCCTGGCCAGACTCCAAGCTGGCACGATTTTCTGGACGCAGATGGCAAACGTCTGTTGACTCCCGACGAACTGCGAGCGGAGCATCCAGCTCTCCGGCTGCTGCGAATCACGGAGCTGAAGCGACAGGCGATTGAGCAAAGTTTGCAGTACCGGGACGTTTATTCACGGCTCACGGTGGCTGATGCGGAAGAGGTGCCCAAAATTGTGTTTCGCCGACTTGGCTGGAGTCCACATTCGCAGAAAGCCCAAACAGCGGTTGAGTGGGCGTTCATGCGGGGGATGGGACTCGCTGGGCCGGAAGGTCGCCAGGAAGCGATGCGACGTGCGGCATGGCTCAACACAATGCACACTGCGCAGGAGGCGGTCCAGGAAGCTGTGGCGAGGCTTAACAGAGTTACACAATTGCAACAGTTGGCAGATGCTTTCTATGGTCGCGCCCAGCACATAATGGCTGGAATGAGCGTTGACGAGTGGGACACGTTAAGGACGATACGCGAGAAAATGAGAGTGTACGCCGGAACAGCTTACGTGATCGAATCATTCTTCCTGCCTCGTGACCAGCAAGCAGACCTCAGAGGCTTCCAGGTACTGAACGCCCTTAGACAGCGGCTGGGACCGGATGGCATGAGTTACGACTGGACTATTGAAAAGGCGATGAACATGTTGTCTCGGATTTGTGGCTCGCATGTGCGCAATGCTCTAAGCAACATTGGGGGGAAAAAGCTACGCTTCGGAGGTCCTGTCAGCCGCTCTTACTACCGCGTAGGCCAAGGGCTGGTGAGGATGGATCCTGGACAAGGTCCCTCAGTGGTCGCTCACGAAGTTGGGCACGCACTTGAAGAGGCCATACCGCAGCTGGGACAAGAATGCCTACGTTACTACGAAGATGCGACACGCGGAAGTACACCAATAGAGGTCTTGCCGGGCGAATTTGTCAGGCAGAGAACGGACGGTCGCTTGTGGCCAGACGTTCCTGATTATGACCTACTGCGATCTACACAGCCAAGACCGATAAGGTACATGGGGAAAGACTACGGCGGACGGGCCACCGAGATAACCTCGCTGGTGCTGGAAACGATGTTTTCTGAGAGGCCCGGGGACCTGAAGGAGTTGCTTCGCAGCTCACCAGACATTGTCGAGTTGGTACTACGGCATCTAAGATAATCGAGGGAAATTACAGAGGCACGCAGATGGCAACTACTAGCGCTCCCATGCCTCCTCCGGATGTTCAAATCGTGACAATCCGCCATCCAAGGTCTGGATTGGTGGAGAAGGCGACATCGCGCTCTTTTCGTTGCAACGAATGGGAGTGGGAGCCTAAACGGGTTGATATGGACATGCACGAGGCTCGCAGCGCTCGCTTGTATGATTATGAGAACGGCTATGGTTTTGGTTCGGAACTACATGGTGCAGAAAGGAGAAAACAAAAATTTGCACAGATGCCTATTCAGGTGCGACAGGAACTGAAGAGGCTTGTATACCTGCAAGACATCGCCCTGTACTGTTGGCTAACAGATGCCCAAGTTATCCGCTACGAAGTCGAAGGCGTACTGGAACCCCAGGTTGACCATATAAGAGCAATAGTTCAGCTCTTCCGCCAACTTCTGCCGCAGCATATCACGATCACTCCGGAAAGTGTCGAAGTGCGGGACGTCCTGTCCTGGGAACCAGAACCCGACGCGATCTACTAGGTGGAATTCAAGCGCACGATCTGGGCATGTCGGTCTGCAATTCGTCGCCTCACGACAACTGTTATTGCGCCGAGATTGCTGAGATACTTCGCAGCAACGAGCACATGTACGGGCGTATCGAGCTTGTGCTCATTGTTCGGGACGGTCGTGTTGTGCACTCGTTTCTGAACGAACAGCACGTGCACCGTTCGCAGGAGTGCGGCAACGGGAGTGGCCTAGTGGTCTGTACAAGCGAGTCCGGGACTGTGCGAGTGCAGAGACGCAGGGTCTTGACGCAAAAAAGTTCCGAGCGTAGTGTGTAGGTAACAGGTTCTTTGGAATGTTCCTGCCTTGCAGCCGGGGGTACCGGGCGAGGCCAGGAGCGACTAGCGGGACAAGAGCCTGCTAGGCTCATGGCTCATCGTGCGGGACCGAGGCTGCTATGGCGGTAACAAAAACGGAAAACGGCGTCGAGTTCCCAGCTGAGGCGTACGCTTACGTTCCCGATCCCGAAAAACCCAGCACGTGGAAGCTGCGTCTGTGGGAAGACCCGGAGAAGAAAGAGACGCCCCGCCAGGTTGGGATGGCCGTTGCCGCGTTGAGTCCAGGCGGGTTTCGCGGTAACCGGGTCGAGATTCCTAAAGAAGACCTCCCCGCAGTGAAAAAGCGGGTCCTGGCGGCATGGAAGAAAGTGCACCCGGACGCCGAACCAGGCGATGTTCCCCCCGTGTTGCGGGACGTCATGGAATCGTTAAACCAGCTTGAACAGTTCGTCGAGTACGTCACCAGCAAGCACCTAGGCCTGCGGGTTAACCGAGAGTCAGGCGTTATCTACGGCGTGAAAGTGCTTGGACTGCACAGTCGGAATGGTCGGGTTTACAGCCCAGCAGCGGTACAGGCAGCGACGAAGTTGTACGAAGGCAAGCCAGTCAACGTTGACCACGCCATCGGCAGGCCGCGTTCCTACCGGGACAGAATCGGAAAGCTCGTGAACGTGCGTTTCGACCAGGACGGTCTGTATGCCGACCTGCTGGTCAATCCGAAGCATCCGCTCGCGGAGCAACTGTTCTGGGATGCCGAGCACGCTCCCGAAAACGTGGGTCTTTCACACGACATTCGAGGCAAGTCTCGATACGACGGTACGACGACCGTAGTTGAGGCGATCGAAGAAGTACGCAGCGTTGACCTGGTTCCTGAACCTGCTACCACCCGTGGGCTGTTTGAGGGGACTGCCACTTCTACCTCCCCGACGACAGGGGACGCGGCTCAACTTCCTCCTGCCACTGGTTCCCCGAACCCTGGTGACTTCCCACCTGGTCCAACGCAGTCCCCTCAAACAGCTCACGGAGACGGCCAGGCTCAGGATGATGCGGACGACGATGTTGACCTCGACCGGTTGCCCGACGAAGCGTTCGCCATTGTACTGCCTGGTGGCGTTCGCATCCGCGACCGAACCTTCCCTCTCACTAAACGCTGGTTCCCGATCCACTCGCCAGCCTGGGTCAAACGCAGCATTGACGCGATCTTGTCGAACAAACGCTTGTCTGCTGAACACCGCAAGCAGGCGTTGGAGCGAGCGAAAGAGGCTGCTCGCAAATTCGGCATCGAAGTCCCCAACGTATCGGAGGGTGTAAACGTGGGCAACGATTTATCGCAGTTGACTGTCGAGGAACTGCGAGCCAAACGGCCCGATTTGGTCTCGCAGATTGTCGAAGCTGAAGTCGCAAACCTGCAAGCCGAGCTGGCACGGCTCAAGAGACGCGAATTGATCCGCGAAAAGCTCAAGAGCAACGTTTCTGAGCTGCCGCAACCGCTTTTGGAAATCCTCGAAGACGTGAACTGTCCGGACAGTCGCGTGGAAGCTGTCCTTGCTGAGTTCAATCGAATGCGTTCCAGGCCTACGACAAGCGGGGTCGGAACGGACAAACCGAGCCTTGACGCTCGTGTACGCAACTGGAGGGCTAACTGATGCCTGTACGAGTCATCCGTGAGAACCTGAACTCCGTGCACCTGCCCAAACACGTGGACGATGCCGTGGACATCGGCGATCTGCTGTTCTGGGACAGCGACACCAAAACAGCCCGTCCGGCCCACAAGGTCTCAGGGGC